AGATCCTGAGATGTCTCGTGGGCTCGGAGATGTGTATAAGAGACAGGAGCAAAGAGAGTGCGAGTGCCGAGTGAGTGTGTCTATTGCATAATATTTAATGCATAAATATATATATAATATAAGGGGAGTGGGCGAAAGGTTGATTTTGTGGCAAAAGAAAAAGAGCGGTGAAGTGTTGGTGGTGGGCAACAAATCATCGTTCTTTCTCAAACGGGGGAAATAATGACTATGGTGATAGTATAAGCGATTTGGTGCGGAAAGTCAAGAGAAAATGCGAAATTGAAATATTTGAGCGAAAGATGTTCAGTGTGGTGATAATGTTTTTGGTGGAAAATGTCAAAATGTATAAATATTCAAAAAGTGCGGGTGGCGGTGCTAACTATAATTATCAAATTTGTGGGGAAAAGTGGTTGACAGTTTAGTATTTTCAGATATATAATAAAGATAGACATTGGTTGTGTCTTGTCCTCCTGTTGTATTTTAATTCGGGAAAGGCGGGTTGTGTGAGAGCAACCCGTTTTTTCTATTTATTTTAATAAGGATTATCTTTGTAGATATTAAAAAAGGAGAAAGGTATATATTATGGAAGAATATAAAGCGGTCGTCGTAACCGACGAAAAAAAGATAAAGGAAATCAAAAGTGCGCTGCGGTCGGCGGAAAGTTCGATTGCAAGTGTTAAGCCTGCCGCGCCTGACAAATTGCCTGAAAATGCACAAAAAATGTGGTTTGGTAAGGTTGACAAATAATAGCACATAATGATATTATATTTATAGACAAAAGAATAAACAGTTAAGAGCCGAAATCGCCCGACAATCACGGGAATGTGAGTACACTCTTGACTTTTGGTAAGTTTCGACACGGACTTTCGCTACCGTAGTTCGGACAAAAAGCCCTTGTAAATTGCTGAAAGGCAGTAAGTTTAAGCAGGGGCTTTAATTTTTTTGAAATTTTTTCTATTTTTTTAAGAAAATCTCTTGACAGCGGTGGTCAAAAGTGGTAATATTTGTTTATCAACAGTAGGAGGTCATCGAAAATGACTAATAAAGAAAGGCAAAAGAGCCTTGATAAACAAAAGTGGGTAAACAGCGAAGATTTTGGCTATGATTTAAGCGGTAAACTTTTTTATTGCGACCATTGCAAGTTTCAAACGGAACGCAATATGGTAAAAAGTTGTATAGCAAGTCAAAAACAGCGTGAAGAAAAGAGCCTTTGCGCCACCGCTTATAACAAAATGGTTAGAGGAGGAAATAAATAATGGATAAACTTTTACAATATTCGGGAATGTTGGAACGCTTTGCTTTCTTGTCGTTGCTCCGTTCGGGCAACAAAATTGTCGGGGAAACGGTTGATTTTACCGATGAGCAAAAGGAAAGGCTTAAAAATTATTCGGAAAATTTATAAAACCCGTTGACAAAAGTGGGCGTTGGTGGTAATATCAAAGAGTAATCAACGTTTACTCCTGACATAAAAACACATTGGTTACTAATTGCGTAGCGAGGTTTAACCTTGCCGCGACCGCGATTACCGACTTATATGGGTTGGTTATGATAAGGTTATCTCGAAAGTTCCCTTATTGTGTAAAACATACTGTCATATAAGCGGTTAGGGCGATGAACCAACCTAATTGCCCAACTCCTTTGCTTTGTATCAAATAGTGTTGCTTCGGCATTGTTGTTTGTACATCTATAACTCCTTTATGCGGTCTGGGCGACACCGTACAAAAAGTCGCCCACTCCTTTATTTTTTGCATTATGAGCGTAGATAATTATGCAAATACAATAAACATTTGTAATAAAGAACTTAATAAGCGACTTAATAAAAAAGCGTTGTGGGACGATGATGAAACCGTTTCACAACTTTTTGATATTCTTTACACTGCCTATTGGCAACAAATCCATAAAGTTTTAGTGCCACAAGAGAATAAAACGGCGGAAGCGGAAATTCGCTCCCATATTAGGTGCATTATTTCTAATCACCTATTGCCTTTATATGCCAAAGTGGAAAAATTGAGCAAGATTGCGAAAAAATCGCCCGAAAATACAAAGTTATTGAATAAGTATATGGAACTTTACGATAACTTTTATGCGCTCGCGGCGTTTCGCTCGCTTAAACACTTTGCCCTTTATATGGAATTTGATACCGACCCGAAAGATAGGGTGTGGGAAAATGTAATGCCTTGCTTTGAGGGGCTTTACTTCTATATAAACAAAATGGTGCTTGACGGCTCTATAAAACATATATGTAAACAATATCCGACGGGGTTTGGCAAATCGTTTTCGGATATTGAAGCCATATCTTTTATATTTGGTATAAACCCTATAAACAATGATGTAATGAAAGTGGTGGGCAACCCCACGCTTGTGTCGGACGTTATGACAGGCATAGTCAATACAATGAGTAGTGCGAGATATGCCAAAGTGTTTCCATATTACGCACAATTTAACGGCAAGGAAGAGATTTTTTCCATTTGTAGAATAAGTCAGGGCAATCAGGGAATTTTGGTAATAAACGGCTCTAAACGCCCCAAATCATTCCTTTGTTGCGGAAAAGAAACCGCTATTGACGGCGGTCGCTTTAAGTATAGATTTTATGATGATATTTGTAGGTCGAAAGACAAGGAAAATATCAATGAACACGACAAGGACTGGGCGAGATATAACGATTGTTGGAAAAAGCGTGAGTACGACCAGTATAACTCATTTGAGATAGCGGGTGGCACTGCCTATTCAATTTATGACTTTTTGTCAAGATACAAGGAAAAGTTTGGCGCAAAGAAAGCCGTTCCTGATACCAGATTTAAGTACACCTATGTGAACGAAAACACTCGATTTGTTTCGGTGTCCTGCCCTAAACTTGATTTTGATACCGATGAAAGCACTTACCCCGCAAAATACTCAACAGCGGAAGCAAGGGAAGAACGCAATAGAGATATGCGTACCTTTATGGCAATGGAACAACAATCGCCATTACCGCCAGAGGGAACACCCTATTATTGGGATAATTTAAGATTATACACGGATTTGCCCGCAAAAGAGTGCAACGGTGGCACAAGAAGTGATTTTTCGTGGGCGGCACTTGACTTGCCGAGAAAAGGAAACAACTATGCCGCGCTTGGCATTTTCTATCGGGATAACAAGAGCAAGGACTTTTTTTTCACCGATTGCGTTTATGAAAAGAAACCGCTTGACGGGAAAATCGCCGATAAAGAGTTGTTGGACTATATTTGTGAAAAAATGGTTTTCCACAAGACAACTAACCTTGTCGTAGAAACAAACACGAACTCAATGATTGTAAGCGAGATAAGGAAAAGGCTTGCGGCACTTGGGTGGTCGTGCAATATTATACCGCAATACTCTTATGAAAATAAAGAAGTAAGGATATTTAATACTCAAAGCGCGATTTTGGAGCGTATTCGTTTCCCCGACCGCAAAATGTTCCCCGAAAGTTCAAATATGGGACAACTTATGCGCCACGTTGTTTGCTATGCTTATGACGGCAAAAACGACGACGGAATTGATATGATTTCGATGTTTGCAAAGGCTTTTGTAAGCAATGGTGTGAAAATGGGGGCGATTGAGGTGCTTGAAACTCGCCGATAAATATTACTTTTTTTATTAAAAATATGTTGACAAATATAAAAAATGTTTGATAATATAAAAATAAGGACATTGCGATTATGGAGAAGTATGTAATTTGCCCTTGTTGCAAACGGGCTGATAAGCCGCTTGATATTGAAGTTCCCGACGGATTTGAGGTGGACTTTGATATGCGACACTACACACATAAAACTTTTTGTGATAATTGCCGTAGAGTAATTAAGTATAGTTTTAAGCAAAAACAAAATAACTGATTTCTATTGCGCAGACAGTGGTTTGCGCTCTTTCTATTGAGGTATAACGTGATATTCGATTACGGCGGTATTAAAAAAATCAAAATCCCCTTTACCAAAGAGGAATTTTCTGCGTTTACAATAAACGAACTCATTTCGGTATATACGAAATATATGCCGTTTTGTTTGCAAGTTCATAATCTTAACGTTATCAAAGAAGATTACTTATATAACTATTTTGTTGGCAAGCAGGATATTCGTACCAAAACAAGGGCGTTTCTTGGCGATGACGCAACAAATACCGACGCAAATCAGCGCGTTGTTGAAAACCACGCAAATGCACAAGTAACCTTTAAGGTTGACTTTTTAATGGGCGATGAAATGCAATTAACGCACAAATCGGACGTTGAGAGCGACGACCTTACCTATCTTGACAATTTCCTTGAAGATAGCGGGTTTTTCACGGCTTTCCGCGAAACCAAAAAAATGATGTATGCGGTGGGCATTGGCACGACTTATTGTGTTCCCCGCACCGATATTATCGAATATGACGAAAACAATAGAGCGAGATATAGTAAAGAGTACGATAAAGACACTATGTCGCCGTTCATTTGTGAAGATGTTGACCCCCGCTATAACTTTGTTGTATATTCTAACTATTATGGCGAAGAACCGCTGTTTTGCGTGAGCATTATTGTTGACGACGCAAACGATAAGTGTGTATTTCTCATTAACAATGGTAAATTTACACTCAAATGCGAGGGGTCTTATCTTGGCGCAACTTCCGTGCCTTTTAGCGGTGATTATGCTATTTCGGAAATCACTAAAAACGCTTTTACTCAACTTCCTATCATTGAACACGCTCGTAATAAAGAGCGTATGGGTATTATTGAAACCAACAAGGACTTGCTTGATGTAATCAACCTTATCGTTTCAAATAGTGCTGACGCAATCATTGACACCGTAAACAATATCCTTGTCTTTGAGAATGTGGAAGTTGACGAGGAAACCGTAAAGGCAATGCGACGTGGTGGCACGATTAAAGTAAAATCTTCGGGCGACCCGAATATGCCGAGCAAGGTTTACACGCTTGAAGTGAAAATGAACCACTCGGACGTCAATGTATTTTATGAACAAAGAGTAACCAAAGCATACGATATAGCGGGCGTGCCTATTGCAAGCGGTGTTACAACCACGGGCGGGCAAACGGGCAAGGCAAGACTTCTCGGCGGCGGCTGGGAAAATGCTTATACAAAAATCAAGGGCGATATTATCGGTATGAAAAAAAGCGACTATGCTTTGCTGAAACTTATCCTTGATATTTGCCGTACTGTCCCCGACACCAAAGTTGATGAACTTTCGGCAAGCCAAATTGAAATCAAATACAACATCAACCCGAATGACGATATTTTGTCCAAAGCGCAAGCGGCGAACAACTTGTACAACATTGGTATGCCGCCCGAAATGATTTTGACCGACACTGGGTTATCAATGGACGCGCACACTGACGGCTTTAAGTGGCAACAATATATCGACCAAAAAGCACAAAAGGAAGCGGAAAAGGCGGAACAAACCCTTGCCGCAACCCAAAAAATCGTTGGAAACGGCGATAATAACGACGGACAAAACGATTACAACAAAAACAAAGCGGTTGCAAAGCCGAAAGGCTAACACATATATAAATTTCTCGACCTTGCAGAGATATAAATACAAGGCGGTCTATGCGGAGAGCCACTTCGCGTTTACAAATCAAGGCTGACCGACGGAGCATTATGGAACTCAAAGATTTACTCGGCGAAAATTACAAAGACGGTATGACGATTGAAGAAATCAATACCGCACTCGCAAACAAAAAGTTTGTTGACCTTTCAGGCGGCGGATATGTTTCCATTGACAAGTTCAAAGCAACGGAAAAAGCCGCTACCGACGCAAAAGCGGAACTCGAAAAAATAAGGCAAGCGTCTATGTCGGAAGAAGAAAAACGACAAGAAGAATGGAACGCTTTGCAAGCGCAGTTGGATATTCTTACCAAAGAAAACCAAAAGAACGCGTTTGAGAAGAAACTTTTGGCAAACGGCTATGACGCCGAGGAAACACAACAAATTATGGCGAACCCTGACGACCCTGCGATATATGCACAAATTATGAAAACCCGCATAGAAAAAATAGTCGCACAAAATAATGCGGAAAACTTGAAAAATAGTGTAAAATTACCGCAAGCAAGTCCCGACGGGAAACCTAAAAAACTTACCGATTACTCTATGAGAGAACTTAACGAACTTCGTGATAGTAATCCCGCACTGTATCGGCAAATCTTAAACCAAAAATAATTATTAGGAGAAAACTAAAATGGCAGTTTTTGATAGCAAAATTTTTAACGGCGAAGTATTTGAAAGATATACGCAGACCGTATCCGACCTGCGCAGGAATGAACTTCTTAAAGCAGGTGTTTTCGTAAACGTTTCGGGTGATATGAGAGCAAGATGTTCCGAACAAGTTGGCTCGCAAATCGTTACCGAACCTATTAAAGGCGCACTCGGCGGCAACCCTGTAAACTATGACGGCGCAACCGACATCGACGCAAGTTCTCGCTCAACCATTTCGCAAAAGAAAGTCATCATCGGTCGTGCAAAGGCTTGGAGCGAACTCGACTTTTCGTCCGATATTACGGGCGGCGAAAACTTCTTGCCCCTTGCAAATGAAGTTGCCCACTATTGGGATAACGTCGACCAAAACACGCTCCTTGCTGAACTCGCGGGCATTTTCGCTATGAGCGACGCGGACGGCAGGAAATTCGTTGCGGCACACTCGTATGATATTTCGGGCGCAACCGACAACAAAGTTGGCGTAACCACGCTCAACACGGCAATTCAGCGTGCGGGCGGCGACAACAAAAACGCTTTCACCGTTGCAATTATGCACAGTGCGGTCGCCACGAGCCTTGAAAACCAAAACCTTTTGGAATACCTGAAATACACCGACGCAAACGGCGTACAGCGCGACCTTTCTCTTGCAACTTGGAACGGCAGGGTTGTCCTTGTTGACGACAATATGCCTGTTACACCTGTTTACACCGCTTCTACCGACACGTCCGTTCAGGCGGGCAAAGTGTACTACACTCAATCGGGTGGGGTATATTCGGTTGTTTCTGCACCCACGGGCAACCCGTCCACATCGAACTATTACGAACTTACGGGCGCAACTTACACCACTTACATTCTCGGTCGCGGCGCGTTTGAGTTTGCCGATGTTGGCGTTGAAGTTCCCTATGAAATGGCAAGAGACCCCAAAACCAAAGGCGGCAAAACTTTCCTTTACAGCAGACAACGCAAAATGTTTGCACCGCGTGGCATTTCGTTCACGAAAGACGGCGGCACTTCCCCGACGGACGCGGATTTGCAATCTGGCGCGAACTGGGCTATCGCAAAATCGGCTGACGGCGCGGTTACTTACCCCCACAGAGCAATTCCTATCGCTCGTATCATTAGCCGCGGCTAATTACTAACAATGAGATTTTAGGAGATAAGATATGGCAGATATAAATTCACTGGTTGACAATATGAAAGACGAGTTCAAAAACGAACACGATTATTTGTCGGAAGATGAAGTCGATAGGCTTTACAACAAAGCACTTGGCATTTATCTTGACATATCTTTCCCCTATGCTCACGAAATCGTGGCAATCCCCGAAAATCGTCCCCGTGCGGTCGGCTGGGTGAGAGATTGTATGCAAGAAATCCTTGAAAGGAATGGCGTAAATGCTCGCTCTTACAGTGAAAACGGGCTTTCCATTGTTTATGACGCAACTATGATAAGCAATGGGTTAAGGGCAAGGCTTGTTCCGTTGGCAGGTGAAGTCAAATGAGATTAGGTAGTTATGTTTGGTGGTGTCGATATAATGGCGTGAACGAATACGGCTCGCCGTCATATCTTCCGCCTATTAAAATAAAAACTTCTTTTAATTACTTTACTTGTCAGCCTATTACCGAGTATAATGATATTAAAGTATTTGGTGAAGATAGTTCTTCCACTTGGAAAGTGATGATACCCGTGGGGATTTATGAAAGTAAATTTCCGATTGGCGAAAAAGACCTTTTCTATGTGGACGGAGCAATGCCGAATACTAAATCAAAAGACTATGTAAGTGGCGACGGAGCAAACGCCTTTGTTAGCCGCCCACCTACCGTCGTCAATAAATTTACAAGAGTTTATTTGTCGGCAAGAACGGAAGAAAAATGATAGACAAACGCGGGCTTCAAAGATTTACAAAAGCGGTAAACTATTTGGCAGACGACAATAAAGAATATCGCCGAGTGATTGGCGGGGCATTAGCGGACGCGGGACGAAACGTCGCCGATGACGAGTTCCATAAATATCATTTTGAAAACGGTCAAAAGGTATGGGACACCCCGTATGCGAAAGACTTTACAATTATAGTTGGCTCGCACGAAATATATACGGGGCGCAACGAAATTACAGCGACAGGCAAGGGCGTTTATTATGCCGAATTTGGCACGGGCATACTTGGCGAGTTAGGCGATTACAAAGGGAAACTTCCCACCGAAAACCGCACTTTTATCAGCCACGGACAAATCCTTTCAACCGACGGCTGGGTATATAACTATTATCAAAAGTTATATGATAAAGAAGCCGAGCCGTGGAATGGTTTTGCTCCGATTGCAGGGCTTTATAAGGCTGGCGACTATTTGCGGAAAAATTGTGTTAAAATAGCAAAAGACGCTCTTCGCGGTGTCGGCAAAAGACGCTTTATGCGTTAAGGAGAACTTATGGACGAATTTCTTAAAGACTTAATTGAGTATATAAATAAAGGACTTCAAGCGGACGGCGGTTTCCCCGCCAAAATTAAAGTCGTTAGAGCATACTCAAAAGAAACAAAGATTGAAAGCCCGCAAGTATCTCTTTATGTTATAAGCGATGACGATACGACACGCGCCTCTACCTTTAAGGCGGAACACGCAACCGATTATCCCGTACAATTCTATTGCTATTGGAAAGACGGGATTAAGTATAATGGAGTGCCTTACGGCGCACAACAAGGTGCGGAATTGCTTGGGAAAAAGGTTTCTAAACTCTTTGAAGATAAGGAAGCCACGATTGCATATAACAAAAATATAAGACTTGTAAACAAGGTTGGCGGTGCGCCTTTTGGTATGCCCGTGTCAAATGGCTCGGCGAACTACCAAACCGTGCCACGCTTTGTTTTTACTGTTATCAAGCCATACTCGGCTATCAATGAGTAAATAACTTTAAGGAGAATAAAAAACTATGGGAATTGCTTTGACCTCTATCGGTATTAAGATTTCCTATGCGACGGAAGCCACCAAAGGCACTCGTCCTACTACGGGATATAAGGTTTTGCCCGACTTAAAATCTATCCCCGACTTTAACCCCCAACCTAACACGGCTGACGCAACGACTTTTGACAATCTCGAATATACGAGTTATGTTAAGTTGCTTAAAGATATTGGCGGGGCTTTGGAGTTCAACGCGAACCTTACGCAAGATTTGTACGACGCGTGGTCGGTTATGATTACGGCTAACAACAATCTCACGGACGGCAAACAAATGTGGTATTGCGTGGATATTCCGAATTTCGATAAGTCGATTTTCTTTACGGGCGACCCGTCGGAAATGGGTATTCCGTCGGCGGAAGCCAACTCGCTTTTGGAAACTTCGGTTTATATCGTTCCCACGAGCGAACCCGTTTTTGCGGACGACCCCACTTACACCGAATAATCACTTGAAATGGAGAAATGTAAATGAGTAAAACTTCCATTAAAATCACTATCAACAACAAAGAGTATTCCTATGACTTTGCAAAGTTCGGTTTTTATGCCCTTTGCACAGCGGAAAAGGAATACGGGCTTAACCCCCTTGAACTTGAAAACAATCCTATGTCAACAATTCTTTCCTTGTTTGCCTTTGTAGCGGGTATGGACGTTGACAAAGCGGGTGCGGAAATCGACGCTCACCTTGCAAATGGTGGCTCGTTTGAAGATTTATTCCCCTTGCTTACGGGCTTTCAAGAGTGCAGTTTTTTTCAGTCAATGGGCAAGAGCAAGAAATAATCGGGGATAACCCCACACAAACAAAAAACAAATCCGTGCGAGAGTATGGTAGTTTTTCATCTTGGATAGAGAATGAATTTTTACTGCCATACCTCAAAATCGGAGGCACTCGGCGAGAATTTTGGGAACTCACCCCACACGATATACAACTTGATTTTAAGGCATATCAAGAGCGTATGGAAGATGAGAGTAATAGAATGGTACAAAGTGCGTGGGCAATCGGTCTTTATGTTAGAGCCGCACTTGCTTCCACTCCCGTAATTCTGGGATATTCAAAGCACTCACCCCCGAAATACCCCGACTTGCCCCAAATTAAGAAAAACGACGAAAATTATACCGAAAAAGCAAAAGACGAAGCGTGGGTTAAAAAAGAACGCCAAAGAGCGTGGGACTTTTTTGCGAATTTAGGTAAAAAATAAATGAGGTGCTAAATGGCGGATAACAACGAAATTGATAGCCTGAAATTAGGGATAGAAGTTGGCGACCTATCAAGTTCCGATATTAAAAACATAAAGGACTTATCAAGTAGTTTAGCCGCCCTTGATAAAGTGTTATCTTCCGAGTTTATGAAAAACTTGGAAACTTTGTCGCACTTAAAAATCAATGTAAATGTTTCCGAACTTAAACAAGCGGCGAAACAAGTACAAAAAGCGGTTGCCCCTACGTCTGCAAGCGGAACTGTTCTTGGTGGCGACGTTGATATTGCAGAAGAAAAGAAAAGACTGCAAAAGGAGATAAAGCAACGCCAACAGGCGATTGACGAAAATCTTGAATATTCTCAAAAAATCTTTGACGGCGCGGCTGGAAACCCGTTTCAATTAAGAGCGGAAAATTTGCAAAAAGACCAAAACGCTGCACAGGCGACCTTGCAATCTTACAAAGAAATGTCAAAGGAAGCGCGGAAAACGAAACAGGCACTTGAAAGCACTGTTTTCGGCGCAAATTCCAAAACTTCCTATCAATATATCGGCAAGGACTTAACGGCGGTCAAACAAACCATAACGGGAACACTTGACAAAATCACTATTACCACAAAAGGCAAGTCGAATGAAGTCAAGAAAGCCATTGATAGCATATTTGAAGAGAGTGGCAAGTCCGCAAAAGATAGTGCCGCTGTATTTATCGAAAAAGGTGTTATCGAACCTGAAATCAAAGCCAATGAGCAACAAGAAAAGCATATAAGCCTTTGGGAAAAGTTTAAGCAAAAAGTTAAGAGCGTTGGCGACGTTATAAAGAAACTCGGCGACCGTGAAGATAAAGAAGAAAAGAAGCGCAAGGCTTCGGGTTATGTTGGGAAACTCGGCAAGGCAATCGTCCGTGTCGCTATTTATCGTGCAATTCGTGCAGCAATTAAGAGCATTGTTCAAACAATAAGACAGGGCTTGCAAGCCTTTGCGGAGTTTAGCCCGAAATTTGAGCAGACAATGACGGCGTTGACTTCGGCGGGGCGGAACTTTAAGATGAGTTTCACAGCCGCCTTTGCGCCGATTTTGGAAAGCATTGCCCCCGCACTTATCCAGATTGTAAATTCATTTACACAATTAAATAATAAACTTGCGGAAACAATCGCCTACTTAAAAGGCGCGGGCGAGTACACCAAAGTAAACACCGAATATCAAGAGCAATATAATAAGGCAGTAAATCTTTTGCCCTTTGATAAATTCAATGTTTTACAGCAAAGCAGTTACGGCGGGTTTGAAAAGGCGGCGGTAGATACCGAGAAAATGGCGAAAAACGCGCCTAAATTGGAAAAAATAAAGGCGGTCATAACTTCGTTCAAAGAAACACTTAAAGCCGTTGTAGCCACGCTTGGAAAGGCTTGGGAATATATTAAGTCTATCTTTGGGGAGTACGGCGATGTAATTCTCACCGTTATGAAAGCAAGTATTGATTTTAGCAAATTGTTATGGCAAACGCTTGGCTCGTTGCTTAATGTGGTAAAAGTTATTCTTAACCTTGACTTTTCAAAGAGCATAATATATACTTCGCTAACGCTTCTTTCGGGCGTGCTTACAACGATTGTCGGCATTGCTAAAACATTTTTAGATATAATTAACTCTATCCTTAACCGTGATTTTTCGGGCTTTGGCGAAAGAGTAAAGAGTTACTTTAACTTTGGCTTTACCAAAAATTTGTGGAATAGAGGTCGTCGTGGTGGTTTTATTAAGGATTTCTTGAAATGGAAATTCCATATCGGCACTTATGCGACGGGCGGACTTCCCGATACAGGCTCATTGTTCCTTGCGGGCGAGCGTGGTGCGGAACTTGTAACAAATGTTGGAAGCGGTCAATCGGCGGTTATGAATATGCAACAACTGCAACAAGCGATTTATGGCGGTATGGTTTCGGCACTTTCGACAATGCAACAAGTTGGCGGACACGAAACGGCGCAACCTATCACGGTGAAAATCGGCGAAGATACGCTTTTTGAAATCACAAGGAAATCGGCAACCCGTAGAGGTCTTGATTTTGCAAAGGTATAGGAGATAAGTAATGGCACTTACAAGTGATTTGCAAGAATATGAAACTCCGCAAACTTTGTTTATTGAAAGAGAAACAGGTTCAGAACTTGTTGTAAACGGCTCAAATAGTCAGTCAGCGGTTACGAATATGGAGCAACTGCAAAATGCGATAACAAGATGTATGGAAAATATCGAAATCAATATTGGCGGAGAAGAGGTAGATTATGGCATTAACGGCTGAACAACTTGCGAGATTGCCGCAAGCGTTGCAAGACAACTATAATAGAACAAGGCTTGATTTAGTGGAAATAGACGGGGAGAAGTTCTCGTCCTATTCCACTTTTACTTATTATGAGGCAAAAACTTATGTAAAAAGCCCCACAAGGTCGCAAACGGGCGCAATGGGCAACCTTAATTCCTATGCAACCTTTGTTACTCCCCGCCTTAAAATATCTTTTAACTATATGGATATTGATGTTTATAGGCGACTTATCCAACTTATCAATAGCAAGAATGAGTTTACGGTTACTTGTTATGATGTTGAGAGCGATACAAGAGTAACAAACAAGATGTATTTTTCGCCTAACGATTATCCCGAAATCTATCAGCAAAAACTCAAAGTGCTTGGGTTGCTCAATTATGAGATTGAACTTGTCGGCACAAATAACGACCTTGACTATGTTTCGTTGACTTATAATGCAAACACCACCGATACGGTCGCACAAATGCCTACAAGCCGCGAAATTCCGAAAAACACGAATGTTGTTATAGGCAATGGCTTAACGCCCACAAGGAGCGGATATGAGTTCGTTAAGTGGGGTACTTCGGCGGACGGCTCGACCTTTAACTATCTTAACGGCGAAGAATATCTTATTTATAAGAATACTACTCTTTATGCTATTTGGAGAGCAAGTGTATGATTGAGTATTCGGCAATAATAAAGTCCATAAGCGCGGCAACAAACGAGATTTCGGCAGCGACCTATGAACGCGACGGCACTTATCTTGTGCCAAACACGGCGGATATTTTTAGCGTGTGTAATACACAGGCAAATGTCGGCGCAACCCCGTTTTTGTTAAGTCATAGCAAGTTGGGCGGGGGGCATACTTTTGCGCCTAAAAAGGTCGATTATTCAATAGTAAGCACATATAGAATTTCTGGGGCGGGTGCTTATGATGTATATATCATTTGTGCCGCTCCCGCACAAGGACTTACCATTGCGTTTGACACCTATAATAATCGCTATCCCGCAAAGACAAAGTTCGGAAACACCACCGCAAGTATATACATTAACGGACAATATTTTGATATAGATAGCGCAATTACATATTTTCCCGTTGCAACAAAGACGGAAAGCATTGGGACGTATGAAAACGTGCCATTATATTATATAAGTGTAAGTGCGGGTATGGACGACGCAGGCTCAAAAAACGGCAAATACCCCACTATTATCAGCGGCATTAACATAGGTGTAAGATATGCGGTTGATAAAATAAATATGGTTGATATGGATATATCTCAAAGCGATAGACCGACAAACAACAAGCCTATTTTCGGCGTTATGTCGGGAACTGCGTCGCTTAAAGTGAAAGACGACGGCGGCGAGTTGCTTGGATATGTGCAAAATAAGACCATAGGGCGCAATAGCCCCGTTGAGTTTATAATTAAGAACTCCACGGCAAACAAACAACAAAGTGTCGCTAAAATGCTTATTTCGGACTTAAAATACGATGTAAATAACTTTAACATCGACCTTGAATTGTCCGACGGGCTTTTGGAATTACAAGAAACCGAAAGCAACGAGATTAAAATGAGTACAACGCCGATGACCGCAAAGGCTGTTTTTGAAAGGTTAAAGGCTTATGTAACGAAATATGAGTTTGCTATTACGGCAAATGCGGAAACGATAATGTCGTCAACCACAATAAAATATCCGTTTTTGGAACAATCAAAAGTGTGGGCGGCATTTGATAAACTTTGCAATCTCTGTGGATTGTATATGTATATGGGTGCGGACGGCAAAATCGTCATCGACACGCAACTTCTTTCGTGATTATGGCAATAGTAATTAAAGCAAAAAACATATACGGCGATATTGATAATAACAAAATTGTCAATAACGAGATAAAGACCGTAAACTTTTCGGAGAACAACATTGCGGTCGTTTCCAACACGTCGGTTGGTAATACGAGTTTTAGCGGATATACGAGTGAAGAATGTACTTATTCGCGTGCGCCATTGACGGCGGAACAACTCACGGCACGAAACACGGGGCTTACGCTTAAAGAAAGGGTGGCTTCTAACACAAAATGGGTTGGGCAAGGAGATGACTATTATATTGCATATTTTCAAGCGAATGTGCCTATTTCTTCACCCATTGATTTATCGCAAGCGTTGTCATTTGATTACAATTACACAACGGGCAGAGGTCGTAAAGGCGGTGGCGGAGATACCAAAACGGGAACAATTACGGGCAATGTCGCTCAATATTATGACAACTATGCCGCGTTTAGGAATGTTAGCGTTGAGTTAAAAGACGGTGAACAAGAATATGCGCCGAAATTTGAGTTAGGTGTGCTGTTAGACGGCACAACTTCTAACAACTTGTCTTTGGCGTTTGGGATTGTTTATGACTATAACCATACATATCCTTACTCGTCGGAATATACGGGATTTACATACATTTATGATAGATATTTGGTACAATCCGTTTCGGCAAGCATTGCTGGGCAACAATTTCAAGTATCAAGCGCACCCGTTTCAATCGGTACGGGAACTTTTGCACAAAGTTTATCATATAATGAACTTTATCAAACGGAAACTAAAATAACAATCGGGGAAACCACTGAAAAAATCGGCACTTTTCTCGCAAATAAAATTATAAATAAGTGGACAAATGGTAAAGAAACTGCTAAACTATTAGTAGAATATGGCGAATATTATGACACTGACGGCAATTTAGTCAAGAGCGTTGAAAGCAACGACAAGTCAATGATATTCAAAATCGGTGAAGTTGTGCGCCCTTATGTCAACTCGGTTAGTGGCGACACGCCTATGTCGAAAAACATTGACGGGACACCAAAAGACTTTTTGATTATTGGGGTAGAGCCTTTCTATGACGGTGCTTGTTGGCAAAGGCTCACTCTTTTAGAATATTGAGGTATTTATGGCAAATTTTACACCTAAAAAAATAGACACCAGCACAATCAATTCGGGACAGGAATATGCGGTTGGCGATATGGTTGCACCGAGCGCAATTAACTCACCGATTGAAAGCGGCTTGTACACCGAGATTATTGCGGACGGACTTACGCAAGCCCCCGATATAAGTCAAATCGCAGGGGTTGGCACGCCCACAATCGAGTTCGTGGACGGCGCGACCGTCAATGGCGTGAAAACAAAGAAGTTCGCCTTTAAGAATATGCTTGGTGGGGGCAGTGGAATACAACCTTTGCGAATGAGAGATAGCGAAAGCGGCTTATTTTCCGCCTTTGATGGCACAAAAGCCTATGACTTGATTTTCGACAAAACCGACTTTGTTGTTGATAGGTCAACGCTTTATAAAGTAAAGGTGAACACCACTAAATTTGTTGACACAAAGTGGACGTGGGCAAATCCAGCAGGCACACCGCCAGATATGTTGAAAATAAAGAAAGGCGAGGTATATGCAATAACGGGGGTTAGGATTATATCAAGCCCATATTCCACAATATATACGCCTATTTTTATGGTCGAGTGGTCGAATAGTAATGTTAAGACAATAGAACTAACATCATCGTCAAGCGTATCGGGCAACACTTTTTTGACAAGAACTTATTACTTATCAATAAGTGAGTATTCAAGCGATACGGGGTTAGTATATTTGAAATGCCGTAATAGTAGCATTACAAAGGGAACTGACGGGACAATATCATTTAGTGAAACAACCGAAAATATCCCGTATTACTATCGAAAGGTTTTTGATGATAAAAACCCCCTATAACATAGGAGAGCATAAATGAACGATATACAAATTGAAACCAAAAACTCACCGTGGTATGAAGATGAAAAGTGGCATTGGTATGTCAAAAACACTGTATCATTAAGATATAAGTTTGATAATTTAGAAGTTGCCACGGGCGACCGCATTGAAGTGCATTTCTATGACCGCAAGGGCGCGGAAGTGCTTTCTTACACTTATAACAACTTGGAGCAACAAACAGACCCCGTTTCTGGCACAAAGTTCGTCCAAATCATTATTGATATTGACGAAGTGGATAGCGAGAAACTTACAAGGGGCGATTATGTGTTCTGTATCACCTATTATGGCAAAGGCGAGAACGACGAAGAGAACATTAAAACCATTTGTGCAAATCAAAATGTTGAGGTATTAAGTTGCCACTAATCAATGACGCTAACGATTTCGGCGTAGATGTCTATGTTGATGTCGTTGGGAAAGACAATATAAATGTTGAGATAGGCGCGGACGGCTCAAAAAAGGATATAAATGTCAAAATTGAAGAGCCGCAGGGTGCAAGTGTTACCGCCGATGTTTTAGGGCGTAAAAACGCAAATGTGAGCCTTGCCGCAGACGATACCACCTTATCCGCTTATACGAATTTGAGTGGGGCAGAGCCGCAATATTTCCGCGACCACGTTCTCAATATGAATAACCCGCACCAAACGACGGCGGAGCAAGTGAAAGCCGTGCCGTTGGAGTTGGGCGGTTTTGCACGCATTGACCCAACCGCAAACACCAAAGGTTTTCGGCAGCAAGCGTTTGTCTATGTCAACAAGGGAAATCAAGGTTTCCGAATGTCCTTACAAGAAATAAAGGACTTAAACACTAAAATAGTTGACGCAAAAAGCCACAAGAGCGTAAACTCGGCGGATTTGAGTGTCGGCGATTATATTTATAGCGAAGATTAAGGAGATATTTTATGGCTGAAAAAAGAAAAGTATGGCGAGTTAAAGACACCAGCGGCGCACTTGAACAAGTGCTTGTTGAAACAAGTGCGGAACAAGTTACTGTTGCTGATACGGCAGGTAAATTGACTGCTACAAATGTAGAAGCCGCATTACAGGAATTAGCAACAAATATATCAAACGCAGGCAAAGTCGATGATGTAAAAGATGTTAACGGTAATTCTATTGTTACAAATAAAGTTGCAACCCTTTCTAAAACGGCGGTAGGTTTAGAAAATGTAACAAACGACGCGCAGGTAAAACGTTCAGAAATGGGCGCAGCAAGTGGTGTTGCAACCCTTGATAAATCTGGAAAGATACCATCGTCGCAACTTCCATCTTACGTTGATGACGTTCTTGAATATGTGAATAAAGCAGGCTTCCCCGCAACAGGTGAAAGTGGAAAGATTTATGTTGCACAAGACACTAACTTAACTTATCGGTGGAGCGGAACGGCGTACGTTGAAATAAGTCCGTCGCTTGCACTTGGCGAAACCTCGTCAACGGCATACGCAGGCGACAAAGGAAAGGCGAACGCAGATAATATTGCTAATATTATAAGTGGTACGACAAAAGTAGGTTGGGCAAGCAATGCAGATAATGCGACAAATGCAACAAACGCAGCCAACGCGACAAATGCGGATAAAGTTGCTAATAGTTTTGAAATATATTTCAAATTTGACCCAACAAATGTAACCTACGAAAAGATTATATCATTTGACGGTTCTGACCAAACGAGAGTTGCTTTTAACGGGAACGACTTTTATACATATACAATAGTAGGAGACAGCGGTTATAACGGTAGACAAATTGGATTGACACGCACTGGCGTAAAAGTAGGCTCATATTCGGCGGTAACCGTTGACGAAAAAGGTCGAGTAAAGTCAGGTGGCAATTCGATTGAGTGGGGTACTGCGGAACAGACTGCACCGAGTAATGACCTTATGGTTGGCGGACTTTTCTTTCAATTACAATAAACAAATAGGGGGTATGCAGTATGGCAACCTATAAACCTATAAGGAAAACGGCGAACGGCACGGAAGAAATCAAAATTCCGTATGCCGTTATTGCCGACCCACCGACAATTCCTGATATAAGCGGTCTTATGCCGAAAAAAGGTGGTACATTCACGGGAGAAGTCAAGTTTGGCAGTACGGAAAACTTTCAAGGCTATTATATAAAGCGAATGATTGGTAGTCTTGATGCAGGAACTGCATATAACAACCTACCGTCTTCGTACAAAGACGGTACTTGGCATAGAATGTGGAGATTGCGTTTTCCAAACGGTTCGAATTTTTGGGGTAAGATTAAAATCACTCTTTATGGCGGTTATTCGAGTTTTAACGCAAGCGGTGTGATGTCTAAATCTATCACCTGCAATTTCAATAAAAGCACCATCTATAACAATGTAGGTTGTTATGACGGGCTTGGAGTTAATGTTGAGCAAGATTTCCGTATAAGCGAGGCGATTTGGAATGATACTGCAAGTGCTTGGGAAGTTCTTATTTGGCAAAAGAACCTTAACGGCAACAACTCGCCAGTGATTATGCTTGAATGTTGGACAACGAACAACACGAAATATATCAAGGCTTTTAACGGTATTGCGGCGCAAGCAGTCGAATTAACACAATCGACATCTTATTCGGCGAATAAAGCAAGTTCAACAGGTGGCACGAAAACTGTTGAGTGGGCAACACTTCCAGTTTATGAGAACCCACTCGGCGAAGAAATCGCCACCGTTCAAGATATAAGCGGAAAGGCAAACCTTGCTGGAAATAACACGTTCACAGGAGGGCAAGTCATAACAGGCGGAACTTCCGACGGATATTCGGTAAAGGCGAGTGGTTATGTTAAAGGCTCTTGGTTGCAAGCAGGTGTTAAGTCAAATTACGGTTCAGGCACTGGAATGGTATGTGTATTCGACGGTAGTGGCTGGATATATTATAGGACACCGAGCGAGATTTTGAGTGAAGCAAGTGGTGTCCCCCAATCCGCTTTCTCTCTTTCGGGTACAACATTAACGATAACTATATAAGATTATGGCATTTAAGTATAATGGCGTAGCACCAACAGAAATAAAATACAATGGCACTGATTTGACGGTGTTAAAATACAGTGTAAGAGAAGAGGATTTAAGTGGCGAAGCAACAAAGGCTTCTGTATCGTCATATAGTAAAGCGGCACTTGATGGATATGTAGGACTTGTAAATGACACTTGGGGTAATATAACAAATGCAAGTTCTTTGACGAAAGATAAATATTATTATATTCGTGTGTTAGTAACTGATACAAATAGATATGGTAAATTCTGTGTTAGATTTAAGTCGTATAATGGTCAAACTATTACAACTGATAATATAGGTTGGGGGTATGACGGCGAAATTATAGCCACAATTCCCGTATGGGGCAAACCATTTTCGCTTTCGTGTCCCGCTAACACACATCAACATACAACCTTGACCGTAGAGCGTACATCGTCGCCTAATCAACACGCAAGCACGGGTGAAATCGGCAATGGTTCTATAATTTATTATGGTGATGTTTTGACTGTTTCTGCAACGCCAGATAGTGGTTATAAAATTCGCAGTTTTCTTATAAATGATGACGATTATGGAAATCATCAAACGACAACGGTAACGATAAATGTTACTGTTACTTCGTCATTGGTAATTTCGGTGTCAACTTATGCTGCTCCTGTTAAGACGTGGAAAACTGTTTGGACGGGTTCTAATACAACAGTCGTTACATCTTCTTATTCGCAAGCAGGTGGCGCGATAGACGGCGAACAAAACGTTTCGTTAAGCAGTTTTGGGACAACGGGTGTGGATAGAGAAACAAGGATTACTGGCAATGTAGTATGTGCGTTTAGCAATACATCTTATGGAAGCAAAACAACAAATTTTTCCGAAAAAGAAGTTTCTGGTTATACGTCGTGGTTTGCTTGGCATAGTTATCAAGTTGGACGCGCAACAGTTCGGTCGGACGCAGGTGTTTCTTATAATTCAAGTAATAGAACATTGACTTTTTATTCAAGTACATCTGTATCAGGCACTCGACCACCAAACATTGTTCACGGCAAAGCAACTTTTACGATTACAAAAATCGAGCAATACTATTAAGGAGCAATTATGGATATAGATTTCGCTAAATTTGCAGAGCAAAATATGCTCACTTATAATGACAGTAAAACAAGAGTTTTTGTAAAACCCACGAATAGGCACAATTTTACGGCATATCCACTTGAAGATTTGTCGGGTGTAGTCGCACTAACGCTTGAAGAATATCTCGGACTTCGCACTAATTATTATCAATTCAATGAGCAACTCACGGGAATTGAAGAATATGTGGCGGAAGAAGAAAACACCGACGAAACTGCATTTGACGGCGACACCGAAAAATAAATTAAAAAAATCATTACTTTTTTGGCATAAAGGTGTTGACATAACCACTTTTGTGTGCTATTCTTTATTTAATGAGTGCGCAGACACCTATGTGTTTGTGCGCTTTTTAATTGAGGGTAAAAATGGATTGGCAAGATAGGGCTGACGAATTTGAAAGCGAAATGAAAGACCAAATGGCTGACGAAAACACTACTGAAATCGACGAAAACCTTTCGGACGATGAAGTTGTCGAAGAAACGGAGAAAGTGCCGCAAAACGCAAATCTCGCCGTTCCTGACGTGCCGAAAGAAGTTTCCACGTTCACCAACATTGCAACTGCTCGTATGCAAGAAGATTTTGTTTCGGGCAAGCGCGATGTAAATGAAACGGGTAAGGAAATCGTCCACGCACTTACTCTTGAAAAGTCCGTTGAAGAAACGCGTGAAAACCGAGACTTTTTGGCGGATATTAAAAAGACAAAGCAAGACGAATTAAAACTTAACTTTGAAAACAAGGTACTTGAAGAAGAACGCAAGAAGTTAGAGGCAAAACAAAACAAAGCGGAAGCCTTTTATAAGAGTTTCCGTCCTATTTTGGAATTTGACTTTTCCAACTTGCGTAAAGTACAAAAGAAGAGAGTTATTAAAGACGGCGAAAAGGCTGACGATATGCGCCGTTTCCGTCGCAAGGACGGCACGGAATATATTTATGAGAGAGAACAGCCTAAAACCTATGCGGATAGGTCGTACGGCATACCGCTTATGGTGCTTATGTTGTGTATCTTAACATTGCCCTATTGCCTTGTTACAATAATTCTTTCGATATTTAACGCTGTAAACGAAGTCTTTATGCAAATAGCAAACTTCGGCAAACCCGCACTTGTGATTTGTTCATCGCTTGCAATTATGGCGATTATTGGCGTGATTGTCTATGTGATTTTGTTGCTTGTGCAAAACTCTTTCGGCGTAACAATATTCCCCGACAAAGCGGCTCTTGAACTTTTGAGCCTTTTATAATATTAAAAACGGAGTGTAAACTATGTTAAAAGTAAACTCGGAAAAATTACTTGGTGAAATTGCAAGACTGCAAGGCGAAATTGCGGATAACGACTTACACGCTTTCAACGAAGCAAAGGCTATCGGCGAACAGCGCGGTTGGAGCGATGTGCTTATCAGCGCATTTGCGGATATTCTCTTAAAGGAAGAAGCGGCATTTGATATTTCGGCAAAAAAGAAAACGCTTGATTATCTTATGCTTTTCGTGGAAGAAGTTGCGGACGAACCCGTGGAAGAAGAAGTTGTACCCGCTCCCGCCCCCGTAGAAGAAGTTGCTCCCGAAGTTGTTGAGCAGCCCGTTGTTACGGAAGCACCCGTGCAAGAACCCGCAGAAGCCCCTTATATTCCCGTATTTTAATTATGTCAGACGATGAGGTGCTGAAACAAAAGATTGTCCGAAAGGCTCTTGATAATCGAACATTGCTTATTTTGTCGGTTATTGACTTGCTTTTCGGCATTGTTTCAATGTGCCTAACTTCAATAGATTGGCAAATTTGCTCGCTTATTGCAAGTTTGTTGTCTTTTGTGATGATACTTAAAATACTTGTAGCGTATCGGAGCGACTTGAAATCAAATGTATCGACACTTATCATAAGCATAGCCGATATATTTACAGGTGCTTTATCGGTGGCACTTGCCGTTTATGCACTTAAAGCGATTGTCGTTTTGGTTTCATCACTTAAAGTAACAAAGGTAGCAGTGCAAACAAGCAAGGCGGTTAAACTTATGGAAGCCACTAAACCTATTGCGGTCAAAACTCTTCCAAAAGTTGGGGCTATTTTTATAGCATTTTGTGCGACAAATATAAACAAAAAAAGAGGTAAAACTATGGCAAAGGAAAAAGTTGTCAAGGAAAAGAAAGCAATAAAGCAAAGTGCTTTTGCAATTTACCTTAAAAACAATCCTAAAACGATATGTGGTATTGTTGCTTCGTTTATCGCAAGTGCAATGTCAGGCGCAGGTGCTTCGTGTGGGATTGTGTATGGGAATGTGCAAATCCCTTTGTGGGCAAGTATCATAATCGGTGTACTCGTGTTTGGCTTACTTATGGCAATTCTTTGTTTGGGTTGTGTGAGTGCGGGTTGGGAAAGCCCCATTATGGTGGCTCTTCGTAAAACCGCAAAGGCTCTCGGTTTCAGCAAGTCCGTTGACCTTGTAGAGCAGGCGTATGCGGAAGCGGAAGCACAAAAAGCAAACGAAGAAGCACAAGCAATCGCAAAAGCGAAAGCCGACCACGATATGTATGAAGCGGAATATCGCAGAGAAGTGGCGGACGGCAACTGCCTTGTATCGCTTGATGAGTTTATAGAGCAAAAGAAAGCAGAAGCCGAACAAAGACAGCAAGAACAGGCAAAACTCGAACTTCTTAACGAGTTCCGTGCGGCTGTTGCAAACGGTGCATTTGTCGGCAGTTTTGACGATTTTTGCGCTAAAAGATAACAAAACACAAAGGGTATGAAAATGAAACTCTATAAGATTATGAGTGGAATTTTCATACTCTTAATTTTATGCTTATTGGTTGCATATTACGAATTGTAGGGGGATAGGAAATTAACAATAACGTTATCCGTGCGATGATATACATTGAGGGGATAAGCACTTTGCCTATCCCTTTTCTCTTTATTCTTGTGCTAACTCGTCCAACTTGTCAAAAAATTCGTCAATGTCAAGTGTATAATAAACTACGCTGTCTGCTTCGTCGCCAAAATCGTCAACTATTTTATCATATATATATTCTTTGATTTCTTTCATAATTAACATTCGCTTTCCCACCATTTCATCAATGTCATTATAATGCGCTTCTTCTAAATTTTTGATTACTTTTTTAAGACGTTGATTTTCTTCTGTGAGTTTTGCTATTTGTTTAATCATATCTTCTACTTGTTTAGTCATTTTTTCTTCCATTTTTTACTCCTAAAAATTCCATTCGGGTTTATCATTAAACTCTATATTATATCTGTCTTTAAGATATTTTACTGTCGGCATAAAAAATACTCTCGGAACATTTATGTTTGGAATATTTGCTTTTGCCCATTCAAGAATGTCGTCAGGTAACGGCATAGACAGCATACAATATGTTATAATGTGATTTAACATATCAGCAGTTGGCTTATCGTTGGCAAACTCTTTATTACAGTTCACATCAATTTTGCTCGGAAGCCAAGATTGTGCGAACGATAACTTATCTTGTAATTTCTTGATTTTCTTCGCCGACAAGCGAGCAATCATAGAAAGTCCTAAATCTTCAAAGTCGTTTTCAACAAACCACATTTCTATAATTTCTGCTTCCTTAACGGGGTCAGTTGTGTTTCCGTATTGTACTAATAATTCTTTAAGTGTCATTTTTTACTCCTTATGTCAGCCGAGAAAGGGCGGTTTCCCGACAAGGGTGTTATTTTATTACGTTGTTGTTTTTTTATTTACGCCGTTCCCGCCCAAACGGTGCATTGCTATAACATTTGTCCGAAAATTGCCATTAGCACGTCAACGACTATACTATCGCCAGCAAGGTGATAAAGGCTTGATGAGGTTTGATTTTTAGCGATTTTATCATAATCTTCATCTCTTACTCCCATAAGTCTAAAACATTCTCGCGGAGTTAGTTTTCTGATTGAATAGCCTTGTAAGTTTTCGTTCACTTCGCATTGATAATTGTCTTTAAGTGTTTCGCAAATATAATCGCTACTATCTGCTCTTGTGCAACCCTCTCTTGTTGTTTTAGTACAAGCACAATCTCGATTGATAATAAGGCTTTGTTGATTGACCTTGTATTTATCGTTGCCATTCGTTAAATAATATTTCATTTTGCTTGATAACTCAAATTTATTTACGTTAAACGCATTTATTTCCAATATATCTTTAAGTCGTTTTTCAAGTTTAACTCTTTTCGGAAAGTCATAATAGTAATTCCCGAGCCACGACACCATAAAACACCTTGCGCGGTTTTGCGGGACACCATAGTCTTTTGCGTTCAATATTTCCCACTTGCTTTTATAACCCAAACTGTCCAACTTTGCAACCCATTGCGAAAAGTGTTCACTATTGTTAGTGCCGATAACTTCTGGCACGTTTTCCATAAGCAATATTTGCGGGAGATTTCCGTTGCACTCGTCAAGTATTCGCTCAACTTCCCAAAGCAACCCCGACCGTGTTCCGCTCCCTTTCTCCATTCCTAACCCTTTGCCCGCCAAGGAAAGGTCTTGACAGTTATGGACAATAGTGTTTTGTACCGTGAACGAATGATTGTTTTCGACTTCAATATCATAGACGTTTTGTGCAATATCTTCGGATATTTTTGATATAGGAAACCAAATAAAACCATCTTCAAAAAACGCTTTATCTTGTTTACATATATGATTTTTCCAAACAAGTTCATACGAGTTATGTTGATTGACAACTCTACCCTCAATAATACACTTTTTTGGACGTTTAGTACAATATACTCTATAAGGTGTTCTATATACTTTCGCAACACATTGTGCTATGCCATATATAAGTTCTCTGCTTGTGCTTGTAACTTTATTTAAGCCATTAACACAACAACCATCAGCACTCATATATCCATTCAAAAATGCTTTCAGAAGATTTGTCGGCAAGTCAATAATGGTATTTGTTAGGTGCTTGTTCATTGCGCCACTGCCAAATTGTGCAACAAATGCGGAGAGTTCTTTTATAGGTATATGTATTTTATAAACAGTCCTTTCTTTTGCAACATTATAGTTGAACAGTTTATCTATTCGTTGAGTAACTTCATCTAATTCATCGTGAGCGCAGCAAATAATAATACCACCTTGCGCCCTGCTCCAACCGTCGCCCATATACCGTCCTATTATCCACCAAAAGTCAGCAAACTCAAAAAGACCTTGAAGTTGGTTTTTATGCCTCGTTTTTCTTCCGTCGCTCCATTCAAAATCAACTCCATTCCACATAGGTATTATTGATTTTTGATTTATTGCAATGCCCAAATAGTCTTTTTTCGTAAGAGTACAAGCGGGTTTCCAATAAGGGTTTGAAAAAACTCTATGCTGATTATGACCAACTCGGCTCATTGTCCTTACATAAAATCTATGGTTATTTGTGCATTTTATTTCATCTACTGCCATCGCATTGATTTTAAGAATAGGTTTAATGCCATTATCAAATGTTTTATTAACTCTTTGATATGTATTATCGCAAGTAAGCACCATATCTCCGATTTTAATTTCATTTATAGGTTTATATCCCTTGTCTGTCAACACAAGACTATCGGCGGTAAAACACGGAAAACTATAAGTCATAATGTAAGTATATTTATCGGTGTCTGATATTTCAAGGTCGCTTGCGTGGCAGTTGCATACCGATACAAGATTGTGCGTGGCAATAAGATTGTTATATATAACTCTTTGCTTTTGTTCGCCAAGTCGCTTGATTTGGTCGATTGTCATCGGCTCATTGTAATTTGCGCTTATTCCCTTGCTATAAAGATAGTCTATTACTTCATCTTGTGTCTTTGCTGCCGAATAGTCGGTGTTATCGTCGCCAAAGTGCAAGTCCTTATATGCCTGTATCGACTTAACCGCCCATTCGCATATTTTCCAATGCTCAAAATTTGCACCTAAATATTTTAACGCCAACGCTTGACTTCCATAGCCCGCAAATAACTCAATAAGTCTTATCGGCTTATCTATTGTCAATTTGTGGTCGCCGTCAAATAGCGAGATTTGGTATTCTGCTTGTTTCATTCTTTCACTCCTTATAAATCGTCAAAACTGATTTGATTTTCGTCGGTTTCCTTATTTCCATACACCCACCAATCCATAACTTCCGTGCCGTTCTTCCACGACAATTTGCTTTGGTCGGGCATATTTTCAAGCATTTTGTCGAATGCTTTAATGTAGCACTCTGCAATTTTTGGATAGTCCTTTAAGTCGTTAAGCCTGTCATCCATTCTTGCCATAGGGCATAATATACAACCGAGCCTTTTCTTTGTGCCGCCACATTGTATATACAACGGGTTTTGTTTGATATTTTCGGCTTTTGAAAACTCCCAAATATCGTCGTCCGTCCAGTCAATTATCGGGTTAATAAGCGTTTTTTGTGTTCGGTAACATTGTTCAATCATTCGGCGGTTTTCATCATTATCCATATTGTGTATGACTTCCACTCCCTTTCCGCCAAATATCTTTGCTTCACCTGCTTTTTTGGCACGAGAAACGCTTTCGGCGGCTCTTACGCCCGTAACACATATTCGTCCTTTACCGCTCGCTTCTTTGAGTTCAGAGCAACAATAACGGCATATTCTTGTAGGTGGCATATGCTTTTTGACAATCAAGTTCCACATAGTTTTTTGAGTTCCGTCCGCATATCTTGCCTTTTCGACGATAACTTCTTTGTCGTCAATAATCTCCCTTACGACCGACGGAATATCAACCGTAGTTAAGTTATAATGCAGTTCGTGCGGTACTCCGCTCATTCCCATAAGGTGTCGGATAACTTTGCTGTCTTTGCCACCACTGTAACATACATACAACGGCTCTTCCGATAAGTTCGCTAATTGTATGCGTTTTATTGCGTTTTCGACTTTGTTGACCGTTCCGTCAAGTCTATATTCTATAAGTGCCATAATCACTCCTTATAAACCGTGTATTTCACGCTTTTCTTGTTTAGCGTGTCAAATACGATTATTCTTTCGTCGTTTGGGTATGGTTTAGTAAAAGTCCATACGCAATCTTTACTTTTAGTTTCAATACATTGTTTGACACATTCAAGTGCCGTTGCTTCGTCAACGTCGATTATATGTATTATGATTTTCTTTTCCATTTTTATCCCCTTATAAGTCGTAATCTTCAATGCTAGGCACGCGCCCTATTATATCCAGTTGCTCTTTGGTGTACTCCCGCTCTGTGAAGTTCGCCTTGCCTTGCTTTGTACGTTGCTCGTAAGTGTTCGCCCAACACTCTCCGTTGAAATAAGTCGCTCCGAGTTTTATGTAACATTTGTCGGTGTTACTTGCCTTAATATGATTGCTGTAAGTTTCAACGCCCTTTTTGATTTCGTCAAAACTTGCTTTCTTTCTTGCGCTCTTATAAGCCATAAATGCCTTTTTCTTATCTTCCTTGCGGGGATAAAGTTTCCATACTTCTTCAAATTCTTGCTCGATATTATCGTTTTTCTTTTTTATATTTTCTTTTTCTTCTTTCGATAAATCAAAATCAAAATTATCATTTTGTAATTTATTATTGTGTAAAGTTTCTTTACTACCCCCGTAAAGTTTCTTTACCCCCCGTAAAGTTTCAATATTGATTTTATAACGATTAAAAACAACATTGTTTATGGTTATAGATGTTTTTATTATGTAGTTTTTGTCGCATAATTCCGAAAGTGCTTTATCGACAGTAGGCAAACTTGTTCCAGTAAATTCAACAAGATATTTGCGCCCGCCCGAAAACTCCGTTTCTCCGTCTTGTGTAAAGCCATATATTATAGCATATATTGATAAAGCCGTTCCTTTAAGCCCCAACTTGTTAATCATCCAAGCACTTATTTGATAAAAATTTTCATCTCGTACCATATTTGTCATCCTTTCATTATTTGTTTCATTATATCTTTGTATATTATTGAAATTGTTTTTTTAACACAATCTTCGGGAGAATTATATATTTGAGAGCCTGTAAATCTAATTATTTTATACCCCAACTCCATAATAGATTGTTCTCGTTCATAGTCATTCGCCATTTGCTGTTTGTTTGAATGATATTCAAAACCGTCCAATTCGATAACATATTTTAAGTCGCTGATTTTGGGATATACAAAATGCCCGTCTTTATCTTTTTTTGAAAAATCAATAACAAAATCGGCAATATATGTTTTATTGTTATATTTTATAGGCGTTTGCTCTTGTAATTCTTCCTTAAACAAATCGCCTAACGAAATTCCAAATATTTCATCTTCTGTCGTTTCCATATTCGTCAATGTTGCGAAATATGATATTTTGTAAATTTGTTCAATCGGCGATAAGTTCGGGCAAACAATACCGTATATAAAAATATTAGCGTCATCACAAGTTCTGACATAATATTTTAATAAGCATTCTTTTGCTTTATCACACAATAAATCGACTTCTTCGTCCAAATAGTCAACTTTGTTTTCATAAAACTTTATCATAGTCAATCTCCTTTTAGCAATAAAAAACCGTCCTAACATTCCCTTATGTGGCTAACAGGTAGTTAAGACGGTTTTCACACCGATATTCAGTTTGCGATACACGATGTAGCCACTCACCGAATACCGATTACAAGCCTATTATATGCTTACTTTATGCGTTTGTCAAGCGGTTTTTGCGGAAAAGTTAAGAAAAATTAAACTTCCCAGCGATGACCGCAATTTTGGCAAATAGCATATTGTTTGGTTTTACTACCTTTCTTTATAAGTAAAGGAAAGAGAAGTGCAACACCGCAAGTAAAGAAACCGAGAATAAGCCAAAGGCAAACACCGAGAACGCCACGCTTTTTTTGTTCGGCAACAACTTGAACTTTTACATCATCACTTTTGCAATTCGGGCAAATCATAACAAATCTCCTAATTTGGTTTTATTTATAGGAAAATACTACCATAGACCACCTATAAAGTCAAGAAAAAAAGTATAAAAAAACATTGTCAAAGTAGTCGCAAGTGGTTGACAAGCGGATAAATAAATGGTATAATGATAAATAGTTGGAGGTTAGAAATGGAAAACTCGAAAGAAAAACAAGAAACGAAAAGAAGTATCAAAATCAGCGAAAGCACTCATACGAAAATGAGTGATATTAAGGAATACTATGGAATATCCTTTACAAAACAAGTGGATATTGCCATTAAGGACTATTACGAAAAAATGAAAAAAGGACAACTGCAATGAAACGGTTTTATGCTTTTGAGAAAGATAAGCCGCAGAGTTGTAAAGAATGTAATTGTCATAAGTATGTACACGAATTAAAGCCTTGCGATGTATGCTGTTCGGTAGTAACGAAATATGCGTGCCTTTTGGACGGTCATTATGATTTTGTGAGTTTTGAAAACACTTATGAAAAGTGTCCGATAAAATCACTTGACAATGTAATTAAAAAACTTATAAAGGAGAATAAAAATGTTACTTGATTGGTTGTTTGGCAGCAAAGATAGTGAAGCCGATAGAGCGGACGACGAAGTTTCAATTTTTGAAGATGACGATGACGACTAACTTTGACGAAGAAACCCACAAATATACAATAGACGGCATAGAATATCCGAGTGTAACCGAAATTTGCGAGCCGATTTCTTTCAAGCGATTAGACGCATTGTCCAAAAGTTTGCTTGACAGGGCAAAGCAACGTGGCACGGAAGTCCACGAACTTTGCGAAACTTATGCGCTTACAGGCGAAGTTGATGACGAAATGAAAGAAAGCCCATATTTGCCCTATATCGCAAGTTTTGTCGAATGGCATAAAACTTATCGACCAAAAGTGATTTACACGGAAAAGGCACTGTTTTCGGCGAAATTAGGGTATTGCGGGAAGTGCGACCTTGTTTGCGAAATCGACGGAAAGATTTTTTTGATTGATTACAAGGCGACAAGTATGATTGACAAGAAGTCGTTGTCGGTGCAATTGGTCGGGTACAAGAACTTACTTGCCGAGTACGGCATAAACACCGAGTGCGAATATGTATTGCACTTAAAAAAAGACGGATATGTTTTCAAGCCGATAAAACTCGATTATGAGTGGTTTGATATTTTACTTAAACACAATAAAAAATTAAAGGAGAAATATAATGGAAAATAACATTATTGTTTATGAAGCACCAAAAGCGGAACTTTCTACCAGAAGAAACAACTATGAATTGAGGATAGGAGATTTTTCGACAACGCTTAAAAGGGGTGTTGATTTTGGTAAAGTGCCGAAAGCGAAAACACCGTCATTGTGGAAAAGCGGAGCGGAAAAAGTCCTTATGGGATATAACCTTGCTTATGACACCGAAATCACCGATAGTTATAAAGACTATAATAAAGGGTTTTTCTATTATGAGATTAAGGCAACCGCATACTATGACGGCAAAGTTGTAAGAACAGGTGTCGGGTGCGCTAACACAAATGAGCGTTCTTTCGGTGTAGCGGGAGCATTTGATAGTGCCAACAGTGCTTTGAAGAAAGCAAAAAAACGGGCTGTGGTTGATTTGGCACTCACAATAGCGGGACTTTCCGACGCGTTTACGCAAGACATTGAAGATGAAAGCAACGAAGAAAGGGCAAAGGAAATTTTGTCTGACAATGACCCGATAACCCCGAAACAAATCAAGAGAATTTTTGCGATTGCGGCGAACAATGAGATTACGGCGGAAAAAGCAAAGCAACTTCTTGTGAGCAAGGGCTATGCGTCCACAAAAGACATCAAGCAAAAAGACTATGATGAAGTGGTCGAATATTTTGAAAAATACAATGAAAACAAATAAGGAGAAACATATATGATTTATCTTGTAGAAAAAGGCGAAAACAAAAGTAAGTATGAAATCCGTAAAGCAAAGTACATTGAGAGTTGCAAGTGCAATAAACTTAATATACAGTACAAAGACAAAGTAACAAACGCTTATGAAGAAGCGACAATCACGATTTGGGGCGAGCAGTTGGCGATTACCCCGCATAATTGGGAAAAGAAAACCAAAGGCGACGAAATTCAAATCAACAAGGTGTCGGCAATCGGGCTTAACCCCGAATACAAAGGCAAGAGAACTCTTAACATTACAGTTCCGTCCGACGGCTTCTCGCTTATAAGAGCGAATTGGGGCAACGACGGCGACACCGAAACAACCACGACCGCACCGCAATCTTTTAGCGGAATGGACGACTTTTTACCTTTTTAAGTGAATAATGGATAAGTTTGTTATTATATCGGACACAAGACAGCAAGAGGGCAAGCACGAAGCAAAACTTGCATATTTTAAGGCACAAGGTTATAAAGTAGTAAGGACGAAACTTTTTGTCGGCGACTATGCCCGACTTGATAACCAAACGATAGCCATTGACACGAAGAAAGATTTTCTGGAACTCTGCGGAAACGTCTGCGGAAACCAACACGAAAGGTTTAGGGACGAGTGCAAGCGAGCGAAAGAGTGCGGAATACAACTCATTATTCTTGTAGAGGAAATACCGCCGCACGGAAATTTGGCTGAATGGCACTCTCCCCGAACGAAAGTCAAAGGGGAAACCCTTGCAAAGTGTTTGCGAACAATGCAAGAGCGATACGGTGTTAAGTTTGGCTTTTGCGATAAGGCAAGCACGGGGAAAATCATTATAAACATACTTAAAGGAGTAGATAAATGAAAGTACGACAAGTGGCGGAACTCGTTAAAGAGATTTTGGAACAGAAACCGAAAGCAAGGGACTGCGATTTTGTCCTATATGGGTTTGTTCTGAATAAGTACGGGTATTCAATCAATATCCCGTTTAGTGAACTTGCGGAAAGAGTAAAGGCGAAAGAAATTCCGTCAATGGAAACGGTCGGGCGCACAAGGCGCAAATGTATGGAACTTTACCCGTCATTGCGTGGTAAGTCTTATGAGCCGAGAGAAGAAAGGCAACTTGAATTTGTCGATTTTGCAAAGGACGGAAGTATATGAAACCCGAAGATTTTATTAAAGAGCAGGAAAAGCAAACAAAAGCGGCGTTAGATTTTGGCACGCTATTTACACTTTTTGCGATTGTTGGGCTTGTACTTGACATTGTGCTTGCCACAAGACACGCCACAACGGGTGTGGAAATCGCAAGTTATGTAATTATAGGAATAATATTAGTGCTTGTTGTTTTTTCGTCATTAGCGGCGGTAAGGTCAGCAAAAGCCGATATGAGAACACTTAAAGCACTTAAAAAGGCGGTTGAAGAATATGACAAGCAAGCAGAATGAGAAATTGCAAGACCTTGTATGTGCAATGATATATAAATGGTTTGGGCTAAACATAGCCGACCTTGCCAAAATAGCAAAACCCTCAAAGTTTGCTTGCATTACTCCCGACGAAATACAAAGGCTTTGCCGAGAAATAGGAGAAGAAGATGATTAGTTTATTCAATGAAGATATAATGGCGTTGCGGATTTATACAAGAGTGGTAAAACCCACCGAGAACGAGTTTATCACCTATCCCGACACAATCTGGAAGAAGATACTTGTATTATATGAAGAAAAGACACCGAACTTTAAGGACACCGTTTTTTCTATCATAGAGTATGAGTTTGAAAACGATAACCATACCGTTTATGAGAATAGGACAAAACTTGAAAACCTAACCGATTATAGGGAAAAGTGTAACAACGCTCTTGACGACGGATTTAGGGAAATTGAAGTTCGCGCCTTGCAAGACGAACTCGCCGAATTGTATTACGGCAAAGAGCCAAAGGAATAATATATGTTATGTTAGATATTATACAAGATATTGACGAAAATGGCGAACCCGTCCAAATGGACGAAATCGACTATAAGATAGATAAAATCAAAAAAGGCACAAGCGAAATGTTTTCAAGGCTAATCGCTGAAAAAACCGCAAACGAAGCCCGCTCAAAACCGCTTACGGCAAAATACGGCTATCGCCTTGCAACAAAAATTACGGCGGTTATCCACCAACTCGGACTTAAAGACACCGACCATATTATTAGTCTAAATAATGACGATATAAGGGGATATTTCAATGCCTATTCCGACCTTATCGCATTTTACAACGAATACTTTGACTTCCCTGCCAACAAGCAAGATTTTTGCGCCCTAATAGGCATAACAGTAAAAGTTTACAATTCGTGGGCGGAAGATGACGATGACGAGCGACGGCTTTTGGTGCAATCAATCGACGACTATTTCAACTCACTCGGCTTTCACGCTGGCGAAGTTGGAAACGTCAACGACAAGGCAACAATGGCGCGAATGAAAATCAAGGACGCGGGACAAGGGCTTGTGGAAAACAACTTTTCGGCGACAATCTCGGTTGAAAACAAACTTAACCAAAGCCCGCTTGAACTCCAAAAGCAACTTGAAAGGCTACTCGGCGCAAGTATGGCGGCGGAACAAAAAAAATTAAAATAATAAAATAAAAATACTTGACAACCGCATTTGGATATGATAATATTAAACCATACCAAAGGCGGTTTTTACATAAAGGAGTAAGAAAAATGAACTTTGCTTATATGAGAGTTAGTACAAAAGATAAACAAGAATTTATCCGTCAAGAGTTTGTGCTTAAAGACTATAAGATAGATAAAGTGTTTGAAGAAAAGATAAGCGGGACTAAAAAGGCTTGCGGTCGTCAAGAGTTTGAGAAAATGCTTAAAGAACTTAAAGCGGGCGACACGGTTTACTTTGAGAGTATGAGTAGAATGGCAAGGTCGGTGCAAGACCTTATCGAAACCACTGACTTGCTTGCTCACAAAATGAAAGTAAAGGTAGTATTTATTAAAGAAAATCTTTCTGTCGGCGGAAATGGACTTGACGCAATGGGCGCACTGCTCTTTAATGTGATGTCGGCATTTGCACAATTTGAACGCGACATTATAGCCGACCGCACCAAACAAGCATTGCAAGCCCGAAAAGCGGCGGGAGTGGCACTTGGACGCAAGAAAAGCGACAACTATGATGAGCAAGTCGCCGAGATTGAAAAGTGCCTTAAAAACGGATATACGGCGCGAGAGATATGGGAAAACCGAGAAGAACTCGGAATAACCTACGGTCGCTCCCGTGTCTATGAATTAGTAAAAAACATTGGAGGTAATAGATGAAAACAACAAGTGAACTTATGGCAACGATTGCCGAGTGCCACGCAAAAGTTTCGCCTATGATAGCGGACGAGCAATGGGTGGACAGCGACGGCAACATTTATCAAATTGACAGGTCGCCCATAAATTGGGCAGCGGTCGTTAAAGCAAACAAATTGAAGAAGAAAAGGAGAAAAAGAAAATGGTAAGGAGTACAATATTAACAGACGCGTTCAGTGAGTATAATGGCGACTGCGAAAAGGTGGAACGCCTTGAAGCGATTGAGAACGCAATCGGCGAGATTGAAGAATTGGGCTTTGAAACATACGCAGGGCGCACCCTTGCGAAACTCAAAGAGATGAGAGAGTACTGCAAGGAAGAGATTAAGGAAGAAGCGGAATTTGAGGGCGTGTGTCCTTATTGCGGAGCGGACTTGGAATATGACGACAGAAGCGGAGAATACGAGTGCCACGAGTGCGGATATGGCGGCGGATATGTGCCAAACGAAGATAGGCTTGAAAACGATTAAGGAGTTACGAAAATGAAAATCGAATGGTACTTTGATGTAAAAGAAGCCTATGAAGCACTTGTATGGGAAAACGGCAACACGCTTTTATTAGACGAAGATTACACGACAAAAGCAGAAGCATTTAAGGCTGTTAAGGCGTGCAAAAAGAATTATAATGGCAAAGGCAAACTTGAATGCTATGTAAGATATTTTGACTATCAAAACGATAACATACAAGACTTTAATTTATAAGGAGTACGAAAATGACGAAAGCAAAATTTTTGCACAAAACAATAAATACAGACGGCGATGTTGAATGGTGGTATGAGTACCGCGGGCGCAAATACTCAATCGTGCCTTTCAAAACAGAAGAAACGTTATATCAACTCCACAAGAATGAACAACTCAACATAGATAGGCTGATTGAAATAAACCATAAGCCGTCCTTTAAGGGCGAGCCTGCTGAAAAGGGGTTTGAACTCTTTTGGAAATATTTGGAGGAATAAAATGACAAGACAAGAAATGATTAAGAAACTTGAAAAAATCCACGACGCACTTATATGGGAAAGCAATGACGAATTAACTGACCACGCAAAAAAGTGGGCGTATATATTTGTTGACCAGGCACTCGAATGTTTACAGAAAAATGAGGAATGCAAAAATGACTAAACAAGAACAAATAGAAGAAATGGCGAAAATCGTTGACGAAATGTACAACGTATACACAACAACAGCGGACGATATTGCAGAGGGGATATACAACGCAGGTTATCGCAAGGTTGACGAGTTTGAGGAGTGCAGAAAATGCCCAGCGTGGTCGGGTACAGATTGTACGAGAAACCCATACACAGAGGGTTGTTTAGACGATAAAGTAAACCTGAAAAACGAAATCAAACGGCTTAAAAAAGAAAATGTGTGTTTGTTAAAAACCTGTGAAGAAAAATTTACATTCAATACGACTCAAAATAAAAAATATAGTATTTTCAATTCCGTTAGAAAAGAGTTTGCGGAAAAGTTAAGAAAAAGACTTACGGAAAACAGAGTGTCGAATGACAATGTTGTAATCAATGCAAATTATGAAATCGACGAACTGTTAAAGGAGTACGAAAAATGATAAGACAAGAAATAATGCTAAACGAATACAGAAACAGAATTGAAGTCGTAGACAATGTTTTATCCGAAACGAGAGCAAAACTCACAAAAGCGGAACACGACAGAGATAGGTACAAAGCAGAGATTGAACGACTTAAAGCACAACAACGAGAGATTGACGATTTGAAAGCCGAAAATAAGCAACTTAAAACCGAGTGTGCCTTGTTGGACGATGAATTACGCATTGCGAGGCAGGAAACAATCGACGTGTTGAACAAGTTGAAAACGAAAGCGTTCGACAAAGACGCTTTTAACGGGTGGGCAGGCTCGACTTTTGTGGTTCTTGTCAGAGATATAGACAAGATGATAGAGGAGTTGACGAAATGCCAAAAATAAGAGTTGAAATCGATGTGCCAAACGTTAAGTATTGCAAGACTTGTGAATACCACGAGTACTGTAAAACTTGTGAATATAGCAGATATGGTGCAAGCGATTTTGCGGGTTGTACTTTATTTAGCGGCGCAATAACACTACGGGAGCAATACGGCTTACCTGAACGTTGTGAACAATGCAAACAAGCGGAGGTAGAAGAATGAGCAACTATAAAAGATTGACTGAAAGAACGAAACACGGAATAGCAGTATTAGATAGTGGAGAAAGATTTGTTTTATCTTGTGGTGGATATGCAACGACAAAAGCATTAAATCGTCTTGCCGAGTTGGAAGATAAAATCGAGAACGGAACGCTTGTTGAGTTGCCGTGCAAGGTCGGAGACAACGCCGTGGCAATAATTGACACGTTATGCTATCCTAATGCGATATACAACGTAAAACTTAAAGATTTGGCGTATATAGTAGAAGACGAAAACGGCGATGTAACTTTTCAGCATATAACCCGTATTTTCGGAACAGAAGCCGAAGCCGAAAAGAGGTTAGAGGAATTGAAGAATGAGTAAATTTGCAGTAGTAGAAAAACAATTTGAATACAAGGGACACGATTGCATATGTATATTCGGTTGTCTTGGATATAGGTGTGGTTATGTGTCTGTTGATGATAATAAGGAATTTAACGAATATGACATAGAGTGCCATGGTGGTTTATCGTTCTCGGGGACATTGCCGTATGATTATGGGCAGAAAGAAACTTATTACATCGGTTTTGACTGTGGTCATATTTGCGACGGAAACGATTACAACTTGGCTTTGAAATATGGTCTTATAGACGAAAAACGATTTAACGAACTTTTGGAAATGCAAATTCATTTGCCAACTTTTCTGGAACCTGTTAGAAGTCTTGAATATGTAGAAGAACAATGCAAAAAGATTGTTGACCAGTTGGAGGCGGGTAAATGAAACAGTATAATTATTTAGTAGTATTCGCTCACGCGCCGTTTGGCATAGGGAGCGCTCATATTACAAGAACAAGTAAACTTGACAATTTTGAGAAGATAGTAGAACTTGCTAACTGGATAGGAAACAAAAACAATATTAAAGATGTTGCAATTATAAGTTTTCAATTAGTTGGCATATCTCGTGTAAAAAAGGAGAACAAAAAATGAGAGAAATTTTATTCCGAGGCAAACGAGTAGATAATGGCGAATGGGTTTACGGTTTTCTTGTAGAAGCATTAAATTGTGTTACAGACAAAAATGAAACATTTATAATCGAACAAGACGCAACTTATTTTACCTACGGAGAGTTTGCTTGCGCAGTTGAAGTTAAGCCAGAAACCGTTGGGCAGTTCACAGGCTTATGCGATAAGAACGGCAAAAAGATTTTCGAGGGCGATATTGTAGAAAGTCCGAATGGAACACAAGGGTTTATAGAGTGGCAAAATGCAGAATGTGCGTTTTTAGTCAATATCGGCGACGATTGGCAAACAATGGACGATTGCCCTTATGAAGTAGTCGGCAATATATACGACAATAAGGAAGAAGAATGAAAACACGAGAAATTACGGACGAAATTAAAAAGCAAGTAGTCGAGTGCTATAACCGTCATTATTCGACAGAAAAAACACTTAACATAATTCCTATAAGCATATACCAGTATTATGGGATATTACACGAGGCAAGGGAAAAGGGCGAGTATGTGATACCGCCCCACTCCCCAAAACCAAAGTCGCCGAAACCGCAGAAAGTGCAGAAACAGCACGAGTACGATGTGCGCCGATATAATAACCCTAAAACCGCAGAAAACATAGAAAAGACCATTGCAATGCGGGCGGACGGAGCAACGCTCCGAGAAGTCGCAGAAAGGCTTGGCGTGTCGCTTGGAATGGCAAAATACTATTGGAGTATAGCAATATATAGGGGCGAGCAAAAGACGGGCAGACCGAACAAGTTTGAGCCGAACGGCGTTGAGATTGCCAGAATGAGGCAACTATATGCGGGCGGAGCGTCGGTCGCCCAAATAGCCGCAGAAATGGGCGTATGCGGGACGACGATATACAGGTACATAAAAGATAATAAATGGCATAGGGCGGCGGTCAGGGATATTCACCGCGAGCGCGTGATATATTTGTATCGTTGCGGGTTCTCTTATAGTGAGATTGCGCGGGCAATCGGGCATAGTATAAACTATGTAAGCACATTGTTAGACGGTGAAAAGGAAAGGCGCAAGCCGTGGACAGACGACGACGAAAGGGCTTTGCTTGCAGCCGTCAAGGACGGGAAAACGCCCGCCGAGATAGCCCCGCAAATGGGACGGAGCGCAAATACAATATCACAATACATTTACTTATTACGGAAAGGCGGCAAGATACCGCCGAGCCAAAGGGCGATAAACCGCATTAAAAACGGCGAAAACGCGACAGGCGAATAAGTTATCAACCGAGCATAAAAAACCGCCCACGGGGCAACCACGGGGCGGGAAAGGGCAAAAAGATACCCACGGCACAAAACCGTGGGCTTTTCTTTACTTTGTTTCTAAACAATTTTTTAATTCAAATACTATTGCAGGGGGACAACTTCCGTCGCCTTTGTCAAAATAACCGTCCTTTAATATGTTATCAAACTTTTTGACCGTTCGGTCTATCCATTTTTGGTAAATATTTCGATTGCTGTTCCATTGTAAAACAATTTCGTTTTTGTAATATGCAATAGGGCTAACAAGCGTATTACTTCCACTCAACCAAACAAACGGATATATATTTTTTTTGGCGATTTTGTCAGTGTCCAAATATTGTCTAAAACAATCAAGTTCTTTAATGTCCATTTTCAAAACTCCTTTGATTTTATTATTTTTTAAGCACTTCTTCCAGTGTATAGATGTATCTTTCGCGGATAAATACTACCGCTCCGAAAAGGCGAGCAATCGCATAGGCGCGTCGCTTGTCGGTATAATCCCTTTGTTTTCCGTTGATAAAAAGCGTATAGATTGTCATTTTTCTATTCTCCTAAAATGTATTGTATGTCGGCTGTCGGTAAGTCGCAGATTTGTACGCGTTGCAGGTCAGGCGAGTTCGGGAGCGACACAAGCGCGTCGCCCTTGCCGAGCAGGTCAACCGCTTTGGCGCAGTCAATTATATTTATGCTATGCCTTTGATTATTTACCGAAAGGCAGATTTTTGTTTGGCAGCCATATTTGACGGTCGAATTGATAACTTGTAACACGGGATTTTGTGTCGCTATGATTGCAAACACATTGCAGGCGCGCCCCAGATTGACGACTTTATTCATAAGCGTGTCCAACATATCGCGCGCTTCCTTTGTGCCTTGTCGTAATTGCGCGTATTCGTCGATAACAAGCACGAAAAGCGGAAAGTCGGAAAGGTCGGCTTTTCTCTTGCCTTTCTCTTGTAGTATCTTATATCGCTTGTCTATTTCGTCGGCGGTTTTGCGGATAAGGCGCAGGGCTTCGTCGAACGTGTAAGCGACGGGTTCAATAAGTTGTGGCAAACGTCCGTCATATATCGAAAACTCCGTTCGTTTCAGGTCAATCATTAAAAAGACGATTTCCGACGGCTTTGCACCGATTGCAAGCGACAAAACAAGGTTATTTACGGCAACGCTTTTACCGCTTCCAGTCGCGCCCGCAACAAGCACCGAAAGGGTGTCCATAATGTTAGCAGTGATAGGTTTATTATCAGTATCAATTCCGATGAGCATTTCGCCCGCGCACTTGTTGTAAGCGTTCCGCCCGAAAGCGAAAAAGTTAGGGAAAGCGCGTTCAGGGTTCGGGATTGTGATTTTAAGCGTATTGCCGACGCCCGTATTCGCGTTGTAAGTGATTTTTTGTCCCGTAGCGATTTCCAGTGCGCCGATAGCCTTTTTTACCGTTGTAGGCGTGTTTCCGCCGTCGAGGTGTGCCGTGTAGGTCGTGCAAGTATAGCCCAGGACAGCAGGCGCAACCGTGCAAGGCGCGCCGTGTGCAGTCAATGTCGATTGTATAAGGGTTTCAGGATAGTATTTCATCTTTTCGCGTTCCACTCCTCGGCAAGTCTTTGTGCCTCCGCCCACGTCGGGCAAGGGTAAGCGTGCAAAACCTTTCCCGCGCGGCTCGAATTGTTCAAAAAGTATAAAATGTCCGCGTCGCGTGGTATGCGCTCGGCGACAAAATAGCGCGCCGTCGGGTTTTGGTGTATGTCTAAAATATCAGATACAATGTAAATGTATTTCATTTTGTATTCCTCCTATTGCGTTTGTTTTTATATCTCCGTAAAATATTTGCCGATTGCTTTCGTATATCTCGTTATGTCCTTGCGTTCAAGATTTCCGTTGTAAACCTTGTCGAAAAAATTGTCTTTTTGGGTGTCGGATATGTTATCTTTCCATTCGCGGTATATGTATGAGTTCCCTCCGTCGTGATGACTTGCCGTAGCGCAAAGGTTATTATGTTCGTCGATATACCACTCCAAAGTGTCGCAATCCGAATAAAAACATTCCGCCGTATCTTTCGTGTTAAGTTCTTTGACGGCAGGAAAACGCCCGTTCCAAAGTCCAAGGTCGGCAATAACGATAATATCGTTTTTAGTGTTCGGCGCAAAACGGCGTAAGTCGTCTAATGTATCATTGTTAAAATCGCAAGCAAGTTCATACGCGCGTTTGTTTATTTTATCTTCGTCGTTCATATCCTCAAAATAGTCAGGGTAGTCCGCTTTAAGCATTTCGGCGTATTCGTCGATAAAATCAAAATTATTCGTCCATAATGTCCTTTTTTTCATTGTTGTTTACTCCTTATAAAATACCGTTCTCCTTAAACTCTCGTATAAGTCCGTAACGCTTGCCCAACCTCTCGAAAACGTCTGCCCACTCGGCAAGTTCGCCGTAACTATAATTATGATTGTTGTAGTCAAGTTGCCACTCGATAGCGCGCTCCCGCGCTCTCTCTTTTCCTTGTTGATATGTCATTTTATCGTCCTCCTTAAAATTTCGTCGGCACTACCGTTAGAATAGTTATCCATAAATCGATATATTGCTTGCTCACCTTGCCGTCGTCATCTTGAAAATCTTGCGACGCTGTTATAACATATCCGCATTGTTCCGCGTCGCCGCTTTCGTTGTCGATATACATTGCCGCTTTGTTCTTTATCGCGTTTTTGGTTATTGTTGTATAATCATCACGTTCAACCAATTTTACATATATATCCAGGGCTTCGGCGGTGCTGTCGGCGATAATAATCTTTTCCCCGATTATTCCGCGGTCAATCCACCATTTGTCCCTGTTGTAGTCTTTCATTGTCGCGCTTGTCTTAAAAATAAATTTCATTTTTTCGCCCTCCTATATTCTCGTATATCCGCTTTTAATAAGGCGGTCGGCGTAGCGGTCAATATCGCTTTTTGTTGCCGTTATAGTGTCGCTATCGCGCCGAAAAAGATAATATCCCCGCTCCACCGTGTGCGCTTCGTGGTCAATTTCAATTTGTAGCGCGTTGCCGTTTTTGTTCGTTCTCGTGGTCATTCGTTCAATCATTGTTTTTTACTCCTTTATTGTTGCCGAAAAGGGACGCGGGCGCGCCCCGCTCGGCGTGATTTTACATATATTTATTAAAATATAATTTTATCAGATTATCGAAAGCGTCAACGCCCAGACCGTCGCGTTCTCTTATAATTGCCTTTGCGATTTCCTCCGTGTAGTCGTCGGCGTCGTCCTCGTCGGTGTCAACCGCCCAGCGCGTATATTTCGGGCTTTCGTAATATTCGGGGTTGTTGATTTCGGCAAAACGCTCGAAAGCGGCTTTTTTCTCGTCGTCGGTCAGACCGTCCCACGCGTCATAAATCGCGCTTTCAAGTCGTGATATTATGTTATCATAATGAAAAACGGCTTCGGCGGTTTCTTCGGGATAAAACTCTTCATTGTCCCAGTCGGCGGCGGTCATTTCATCTTCGGGGACGTCGCGCACGATTTCGCCGTCGCGCATAATATTATAATACGCGGGTTTTATTTTTTCCATATATACGCGTACGCCCTCGGCGTCGGTGTAGTCGATTATGTCGTCCCACGCGTCCTCGTTATATTGCAGTTGTGCTTCCGTTTCAGCAGCAAAAACATCATAACCCAGCAAATCGCAATCATGTTCAAACTCTTTCCAGTTTCCAATTTTCATTTTTCAAAACTCCTTTATTTGTAGTATCCCAACGGCGGGACGCTCCCACCGTCAGACGCTCGCGGCTTAAACTCTCTTTATACCCGCCGCGACGGGTTGCGCGGTCAGTCGCGCCATTTCAAGCCCTCAACCGCGATTTCGTTTAATTCGTGCGCTTTTGCTTTCGCCGCGTCAAACGCCTTGCGGGTTTCGGCGGTCAGTCGCTCGATTTTGTCAAGGTATTTTTCGATATTGTCAATATACTTGTATGGGCTTGCAAGTTCCGCGACGGCTTCCGCGTGTATTATATTGTTTTCGTCAATGATTTTCGCGCGGTTTTCCGTCCAGATTTCAACCCCGCGCCCATACGCCCCGCGCTCGTTTATTTCGATGCTGTCCCTTACTTGTGATAAATAATGATTAGCGGGCAAGTAACACGAAAAACCCTTTTCGCGCATTTCGTTGCGGATTTTTTCGGCGGTTTTCTCGCCGTGTTTTTTGCCGTCGTACTTTTTCAGGATTTCCGAAAGCGCATTTTTGCCCATTTCGACAAGTATATAATTATAGTTATTAGTCAACACTTTTCCGCGCGCCATTATGCGTTCGTCGGTTTTCTTTATTTTGTCGATTTCAAGCGACGCAAGCCCCGCCGCGTCGCGGTCGTGCGCCTTGTGCGCGCTTATAAACGCGTTGTCGGCTTTTTCGCGTTCCGCGTCGTTAGCGCGTTTTACTTCCTGATTTGCTTCAATTTCCTTTTTGATTTCCTGCAATGTTTTCATATCTTAAAACTCCTTTTTTAATTTCGTGTTATCTCGTAAACGTCAAACATTTCGCCGCTTGCGACTTGTCGGAAAGTGTAGCCGCAAGCCTCGAAAATCTGATAAAAGCACGACACGCCGCACCCGCCCGCAAATGACGGCAAACCCGCCCACACGTCCACGCCATAGGGGAAAACTCCGCCCGCTTCCGCGTGGTCGTATAATATTTTAAGTGTTTCGGGGTTTTGATTAAACGCGCTTGCGATTGCCGCGCCCTGTTTATCATAGCCGCACCCGCTCGCGCTTCCATAGGTTGCGACGCGCTCCGCCGCCACTCTCGCGCGGGGGTTCATTCCCCAAGTTCTATTTTTGTGCCACTCGACGACGACAGACGCCGCCGCGGGGGCTTCGACTTCCTCGACCTCGTGGATACGCTCAAAGCGTTTTTTTGCGTCGCGCGCCGCCTCTCTCGCGCGTTTCGTTTGCATTCTGTTTTTAATCTCTTCGGGCATAGGCTCGCCCGCGGGCAGTTCTTGCAACGCCGCAAGCGTCGCGGGGGTTGTGTATTGTTTCAGATACCACGACGCCAACACGTCGCCAACGGTCGCCGTTGTTATTTTTGCCGCAAAGTCGGCGCATTCTTTGCCCGCGTGGGCGGTGATTTTTTCTCTTAATCCGTTGTAATACATTGTAAACTCCTTTGCCCGCGTATATGCCCACGGGCGGGCGTGATTTTTATCTTTTATTTACTACAAGCGCAAAGCATTACTTTTGCAGTATCGTCGGGGGTTTCAATAAAAACAGGGCGCGTCCCGTTGTTTGCGTCAACCGTAATTACAACGCGCTTGTTGCATCCATAATCTTTAAGTGAGTTTAGGATTTCGGCAAGCATTTTTGCGTCAAGCACGATTTGCGCGGGTTGTTTCGGGTTGCTCATTTCAAAAACGCGCTCCCACTCGATATAATTCGTCAAGTATCTTGTTGTTATACTTGTTGCGCCGTCGCTCATTGTTACGCTTTTATCGTCGTTTATAGTAAAGCTTACAAGCATTGCTTTTTTGTCGATTTTCGCGGGTTTCACGAAAAAGTCAAAATCCGCGCCGTCTTTCGTGATTGTGTCGAATGTTACGGTTGCAAGCCTGAACCCGTCGCACCCGATAGCGGTTGCTTTGTTGCCCCTTACTTCGATTTTTATATATTGCAAACACTCGCGCGCGCCGCTCGTGTCAAGGCATGCGCCGCAAACCTTAAACATTTTTTTGACGTCATTTGCATTGATTGATACATAGTTTTTCATTTTTTACTCCTTTCCCCGCGATAACGCCCGCGGGGCGGCGGTATTGTTTAGTTTTGATTTTCAAAAATATAAATGTCGCTTGCGTTGTTTTCAATGGTTTTAAGATAGTCGATAGCCGCGCTATATTTATTCGCTTTGTATAAAGTCAGAACGGGCGTTATTTCCTCGTCGCCTAAATATCCAAGTCGCACCTCGTAAACCTCATTATTTGTTGATTTGTCGCGCCACTCGATTATGTTAAAAACAAAACCGTTTTTGGTTGCTTTTGTGTACGGCGTATCGTAATATGCCAATGTTTTGGCGTTTTTGGTTTTAATAATTTCGCTAATCATTTTTTTAACTCCTTTTATATATTTTTCAATTGTATGTAATTGTTCATTATATCGACGATTTCATTGTATATGTCGCGGTTGTTGCGCGATATAAAGCACGATAACCCGCAATCCGTGATTTCCGTTCCGTCGCTATCGTCAAATATATGGATTTTATCGTCTTTGCGGTATTTGTTGCGGCGGTCAATTTCAATAAAATACGACGAATACGCGCCATCATCGGCAAAGTAATAAGTATCATCGGTATTATATGCGTCAAGTAGTTCGTTGTTGAAAATTTCGTAATTATCGATTTTCATTTTTACTCCTTTCGGGCTTGCGCCCTTGTTTTTATTGTCTTAATAATACCACCGCGGCGCGGCGTTGTCAAGGGGTTTTGCCATACTAAATCTGATATAACGCCATATAAATATTGATATATATATCACTTGTATATTTATACATACTATTGTATATTTATACATAAGGCTATAAAAGGGGCTACAAGGCACGGAACGCGGGCGGGCGCACTCTTTCCCCGTCTATATCGCTAACCCCTTTATATATGCTCTTGTAAGCCTTTATTTATATATATTCTGTCTCTTATACACATCTGACGCTGCCGACGACTAGTCGAGTGTAGAT